GGTGAGGGGTTTGCCGGTGAGAGAGGCGAGAAACTCGGGGTCAGAGAGCGTTGAGGCCGGGACCAGCTCGCGGACGGTGCCACCGGGGGTCTGGTAGACCAGGATACCGGGGCGGGCGATGCGGGCAGGGACGCGGAGATAGCCCTCGGCAGTCCAGGTCGAGCCACCCATAGGGATAGCGGCGCGGTCTACCCGCCATGCTTTGCCTGCGCTGTCCGCTCGCCATCCGCCCATGTTTGCGACGGTAGCACGAGCGAACAATGTGTCAAGATTGTTCTGGTTGGCGAACAGTCTCGATGGGGGCGGACTTTGGCTCTTTCTTCTGGTTGGGGGCGGGCTTTGGGGCAGGGCGTGTTTTTTCGATTTCGTCGCGCACGATAGCGCGGATTTCGGCCTCGGTGAGTGTGGGCGGGGAGGGTAGGACCGCTTCCAGGAGGGGGGCAAGGGCGGCAGGGTCGAGGCCGGTATCGCGACCCCCGACGATGGCCTTGAGGGCACGGAGGGCGTCGGGGATTGCGGCATCGATGACTTCGGGGGCGTGGTGGCGTAGCAGGCGGGCGAGGGCGGCGAGTCCGGCGTCAGAGATACGCAGGTTGCGGCCTCGTAAAATGCGATGGGCGGCGTCGAGTAGGATGGGGAGTTTCATGCGCGGTCTGCGGCCTCCAGTTGATTGACCAGTTTGTTGCTCCAAGATACGGCAGCATCGCCACCCCAGAGCGCCCAGGCGACGCGACCGGGGGAGGGGAACCCATCCTCACCGGGCTTGTAGCCCTCGCCCTGCTTATCGACCTCGTGGCGGGCGAGCCATGCGCGCATCTTGCGGGCTTTGGCAGGGCTGATTTTCTCCCCGGCTGCAAGGCGACGCGCCCAGGCGACGGTCGCGGGGACAAGGCCCTTGCCTGACTTGCCTTCTTTGTGCCATGCCAGGCCGCGCTTGAGCTCTTCGCGGACGCCTTCGGGGGGGCTAAAGTCGATGGCGTCGTAGGCGATGTATCCGCGTCGCTCGGTGCGGGCGGAAAGCCAGGGGAGAAGCTGACTCTCAGGCATGGGGTTCATAGCACCCCAGAGCGAGGTTGCGGGGTAGACTTTGGCAAGCAAAGTGCGGGCGTCGTCGAGGGTGGCACATCCGAGGATGACCTTGTGTTCGTCGAGTTCGGGTTCGGCCTCGGGGCCGTCGGGGGGGAGGAGTTGCTCAACGACAATCGCGAGGCCACGGGGGCCATCGACACGGAGGTAATCGACTGGCTCGCCGTCGAGGCCCTTGGTGCCGATGATTTCGCCGTAGTCGCAGGGCATGAGAACCGCCCACGGGACGCCGGTTTCTGGGTTGACGCCACGCCGGACCTCGCCGGCTGGGATTTCCAGGCGAAGGGGGAGGTCAGTGGCTGGGGCGGCAGGCTGGGTCAGGGCGTCGGTGGCAGGGGTTGCCGGAGCGGCCTCGTTGGGCGGTGTGGCAGCGGCTGGTTGGGCGGGGAGGGTGACGAGGGGGAGGATATCAGCGTTCCAGCCACGGGGGCCGAAGCGAGAGCGGCGGACGTCATCGGCAGTATAGACGCCCATTTCGATGTAGGCGGCGTCGATGTCGGCGGCCTGTTTTTGGAGGTCGAGGCGTCCGGCCTCGGTCAGTTCGTCGAGGGGGCAATAGACGATCTCCCAACGCTTTGGCTCGCGGCCCTCGGTGGGGCCGAAGCGTTGGCGATAGAGGAGGGTGTAGAGGCGAGTCAGGCCGGGGGTCAGGTATTCGAGTTGGGCGCCGGCGATGACTTGATTCCAAAGGGTGCGGTGGGAGGCGCCGTCGGTGTTCAGCCCTCCGGGGGCCTCGCCGAAGATGATCACGATTGGCATCTTGGAGGCGGCGGAGAGGGCCTCTTTGGCGCGGGCGCTGACCTTATCAAAGCCGCCGAGGCTGATTTCTCGATGCTGGTAGTCGTCGCCTTCAGCGGTGACAATCATGTTGAGCAGGCTCTTGGACTTGGCGATCACTTGCTGCTTGAGGGTCAGGGTGGCAGCCTGGTCGCTTGCGGACATGCCGCGCAGGTTGCCGATTTTGAGGACGGGGATGCTGAGTTCTTGGGAGTGGGTGGCGCCGGCCTGGTCGATGGTGGTCAGGTTGCGAATCGCCTCCCAGCAGCTTTGGAGGACGGCGGCGCCTGCACTTTGCTGGGTGCGGCGTTGGTTGGGGGTCAGAAAGTCGCCGTCGATGGTAATGATCCGGGTCCAATGGACCTGGGTGCCGGTGACGGTGCTGTTCTGGATGCCTAAGTTCCAGAGGGAAGGCTGGCGAAAGTTGGGGCTGGCAAGGTCGTTATCCCAGACCAGGGGGCGGCATTCGTCAACGGTCAGGGGAACGAGGTTGCGGACGCGGAGAAGGCGCTCGGGGTCGAGGGGTTGGGCGAGCCATTGGGTAGGGCGGGAATGGTATTCGGAGGGGATGTCCTCGTCGGTGACGATCAGGATGCGGCAAGCCCCGTAGATGCGGGCGATTTTGATGGCATCGCGGAAGCGGGCGATGATTTGGAGGCGGCGGTCCTCATCGGCCATCGGGTCGGTATCCATGCTTGGATCTTGGACGTACCAGCCTTTGCGGGTGGCGTCGGTGGCGACAATGTCTACGATGCGGCGGGCGTAGCCGTTGGTCCAGTACAGGATCTCCAGTTCGGCGGTGGTCAGGATGGTAGGGTTGGGATTGACTTGCCCGGACGCGCCTTTGTCGTTGGAGCCGCCCAGGCCGGACATGACGTTGAGGATGCTATCGAAGCGGTCGGCAAGGGTGGGGGCGCGCGGTGTGGGGGCGGGCGGAGGCGGTGCTGGCGTCGGGCGCGTCAGGTCGGGGATGCCGAGTTGGGGGGCGGGGCTGAAGAAGCCGCGTAGCCAGGAGAGCAGGTACATGGGCAGACGGTAGCACGGATGAACAATCCGTCAAGATTGTTCGCTACCGACGACGACCGCCCATGGTATTGAGGGCGGCGAGCTGCTCGCGGAGCTGGGCGGGGGTCTCGCTGACCAGACGGGTAGCGCCCTCCAAGGCGTCGAGGGCGTCGTCGGTTTCGTTGGGGGTGCCGCCCCAATTCTCGGCTTGACGGCGGAGGTCGCGGTGAGGGCCGTCGTCGGCCCAACGAAGGCGACCGTATTCCATGAGGGGGGAAAGGCGCTTGATACGCTGGACTTTTGGGACGCCCCCAGAGGATTGGAGCCGGGGGATGGCTTGGTAAGAGAGACCCCGCGCCTTGACCTCGGTATCGAAAATGGGGACGAGAAGCTCTTGGGCGCCTTCGTCCTCGGTTGCGTGGCGGTCAGGTTGCCAGGCTTGCCAGAGGTCGAGGTAGTCGCTGACCAGCTTTTGGGGGCGGCGGCGCTGCATGTCGCAGAGGCGAACCCAGAATGTTTGATCGGCGGCGTCATAGTCGAGGATGACGATGGCGCTGTAGTCGCTCTGCGCGGTGCGGCCCAGGCTCGGGTCCAGGTACATGAGGCGAGTCAGGCGCTTGCGGTCTGTGGGGGCGGGGAGAGTCCAGCGGGCGATCCAAGACGGCTCAAAGTGCTTGACGCCACCGCCTGACGGGTCGAGGAGGTATTCCTGGTTGAAGGCGCGAGAACCGACCAGTTGGCGGCGCTCGTCGATGCCGGTTTGGGTCCAGATTTGCGGGCAGAGTAGCGCCTGGGTGCGGGCGTGGATGGCGGGGAGAGCGCATCGGACCAGACCGGGCCATTCCGCGACCAGTGGGGGGGTGCGGGCATTGCCGCACACCTGGGTGATCAGGTCTTTGTCGTTGAACGGGGTTCCGAAGAAAGCGACCTTGGCAGAGGGAGAGCCGCATGGGATAAACGAGCGTTTGACGAAGGTGATTACGTTCTCGGTAATCTCCTCGTTGTCCGCCTCGCTCTCTTTCATGGGGTCATCGACAATCAGCAGGTCGGGGCGTTGGTTGCCTTGGGTGAGTCCGCGCACATCGCCTCTGCCCGCAGTCATGCCACGGACGGACAGGCGGCAAGGGTGGTCCCAGTTGCCAACGTAGATCAGCTTATCGGCCTGGTTCCACAGTTGAAGCTCTTTCTGCTTCCGGTTGGGGTGCAGGTAGCCCGGTCGCAACCAGAAGTCCCGATGCAGGAGGGGGGCGCCGTTTTCCAGGGCGAGGGGGGCACCGGTGCCGGTGACAATGCTCCCAATGTCCCGGCTGAATTGCGCGTACAGGCGTCCGCTGGTCAAGAGGGCGGCGTAGCGGCTCCCCCATTCGCTCGGGGCGTAGTAGGTGCGGAGAAACGCCCGGACAACGGCGGCTTTCATCAGCATCGACTTGCCGTGACCACGGGCCATCTCGACGCCCGCGCCGATGTGAGTACCGCTGAAGATGCCCTCATCGAGCTTGGAACAGACGAACCGTTGACCGGTCGAGAGGCGGAGGGGGCGTCCGAAGTCGTCGGTAAAGTAGGTCTGAACGAAAGCGGCAGTCGTCAGAAGTGCAAGTTCA